GGGTGTCCTGTGCTTTTAGCGGATATATCTCCTGCTACATCTAATTTGGTTCCGGGGCTTGTAGTGCCTATTCCGACATTACCCGAAGCATCTATCCTCATCCTTTCTGTTGCATTTGTGGCGAAAATAGTCTTACCTGCTTCTGCATTCCAAATATACAGGTTATCTGTACTCTCTGCTCTTGCTGATTGTATCAGACTACCGTTGCCTGTTGCTGAACCTGTGTTGTCTGTCGTTAATCTCAATTCAGAGATAGTGGCATCGTGGACTTGTAGTGTAGTAGCATTAGAGGAATATACAACTGGACTTGTAGTGCCTATTCCGACATTACCCTCAGAATTAATTCTCATTCTTTCAATAGAAGCAGTATCATCATCTTGGTCAATAGGTGATGTAAAGAATGCTAAATGCCCACCTTTATCACCTGTGCTGTGGTCTTCAGCAGCATAAGAAGCAATTCCAGCAGATGCTTCTAAAACACTGCTTGGAACATTACCATCGTGAGAATCAAAACCAATACCACCAAGAATATCGTTTGCTGATATTTCAGCACTATCTCTAACAATCATTATTCCATTGTCACCATCAGCACCAGAATGATTTATTTCTAGTGTGTTAGCGGCTTCTAAACCACCTGCGCTTGAACTATCATTACCGATTCCAACACGGCCATTGTTATCTTCTGTTATTACCTTTCTTAAGTTACTCCAAGCGGCATCTTCTCCTGTCCTAAAGTAAAGGGGTTGATTTACTTGTATGTTTGAAGAAGAGTTTGAAGATATTAATTGCCAAGCAGTATAACTGTCACCCCATCCTTTCATGGTTAATACTCCATCCCAAGAGTTAACGCTACCAGTAATATCATCTGTAAAATGGAATGAAGCAGCCCTATCAGTATGGTCATCTGGAGTTATATCACCATCTGCTCTAGCATCTCTAATTCTTACTTCTGAAACATTACCCGCAATCCAAGTCTTAACTCGGCCAAATGTTGCTTTACGGTTTGTTCCTCCGGCTCCGTTATCTACAATAATTAAGTCTGCGTCTGCTATTGATTCACCTATGTCTGTACCACCGTCAATATCTAACGTAGTAATATCACCATCATAAGATGAACCACCACCATCAGCCGCCCAAGATACTGTACCGCTTCCATCAGTCTTTAATACCTGATTTGCTGAACCATCTGCTGTTGGTAATGTAAATGCTTGATTAATGGTAACTGCACCTGTTTCCATAACTTTGAATAGTTCTGTTCCTCCACCCACTCCACTAGCGTTTTTAGTAACTGCAAAGAAGGTATTATCGCTGTTATTATTGTTAGAGTCTATTTGGACATACACTTCTTCGGGAGCCATCAAAGCGACTGAATAACTTGTTTCTTTCATACCCAAATCGTTTCTATTTCTAAATCCAAATAACGCGTTATCTTCATTACCGGGTGTTAGGCTTAATTTATCATCAGTTAGAAGCACCTCTGCATTACTAGCCAACTGCATTCTAATTGCAGCATTAGCATTAAGTGAAAGGTCATCTCTTGAAACACCGCTATTGTTTTGGTCATAGATAGTAACACTAGGTTGAGCCGCAGTTTCAAATCCTTCTCTAAAGAATAACCCTGTATCAGCCACAACAGTCACATCGTCAGCATAGTTAGCATTTAAATCAGGAACGGTGAGAACATTACCACTCTTTGCTGTCCAACTAAACTTTACACCATTAATTGTTCCTGTTCCCTTTTCATTGAATGTGCTTGCATCAGTTAAGGTAATTGATGTTTCACCATCAGAATAAGCACCGTCTAATGTTGATTTACCATTGTTATAAGCATCAACCAGAATACTACCTTCAACGTGTAATACTTGGTCTGGTTGAGTTACCATGTTTCCAGAAATGCCTATTCCTACTCTTCCCTCCAATAAAGCGGCATAACCGTATTGGTCTGCTCTATCGTTTCTTACATGAAGTGTGGGACTATCCACATATACGCTATCATCAAGTAAAAATACTAACGGGGTAGAAGTGCTTGAATCGTTCCTAGATACCTTTAATCCATGAACTGAACCATCAGTCTGATGTATGCGTAATTTAGCATCGGGACTTGTACTGCCTATTCCAACCGCATTTGCACTAGCATCAGAAAAGAAGTTTGTAGTTCCATCGTCTGATTTAATCAGCACATCCACGTTTCTCTCGGTATTGTTGAATGTGATTTGGTTGGATGCAATTCGTAGGTTTTCTCTTGGAGTACCCATTTCTTGTACCCAAAACTGTAAAGCAGCATTTTCAGTAGCATCAGTTTCATCTTCTATGAATGACTGAATTTCAGCATAAGTTACTTTTTGGTCTGCATCATTTTCACCAGAGAACTTAATTGAACCCATTGCTTCGCTAACAGCAGGGCCACTATCGTTTTTGTATAGGTCAAGAACGGGTGCTTCACCAGAAGTCGCTGATGATTCTATTAATATATCTGTATAGAATGTAGTTGCGCCTCCACCTGTAGGAACTATCATTCTTTGTTGTGTAGACATATTAACTGCGGTATTATCACCTGCATTCGTGAATACCTTGAAACCATCATTGTTGAGTGTTGCGTATGTTCTAGTGTAGTTTCCACTTCCACCACCACTTAGCATCAATCCACTCTTTCTGAAACCTGTGATATTATGGTACGAATCATTATCAGTAGCACTTGTTTCTGAATCTGCGGGGAAGAAACGAATACCGGAGTATTGGTCATCACCATCACTTTCATCACGAATATGAAGTATACCATTTATTGATGATGTACCTATACCTACATCTCCGCCTTTAAAGTATGAATCTCCACCTGCATCTAATACAACCTTGGCGGTGTTATTGGTTGGTGAATATGTATTGTTTGCCCAAGCCGAAGTAGTTGAATAGAGTGTTAATATTCCATCTTGAGCCGCACCTGCACTTGTGGCTCCACCTGCCGCAAGAGACATAATGGGCTTATTACCATCAGCAGTCCCACCTAACCACCATTCACTAAACCCATAGTTACCAAACATGTTTTTAACTCTCATACCTCCACCATCGCCAATAATGGTTTTGGTATAGTTAGGGCCATTATGGTCATTTGTTGCTTCTAGTCTAATTGCGAAACCCGGCCCGCTAGAAGAAGATTGGTCGTCAATGCAATCAACAACAAATGCTTGTGCGCCACTAAGAGTTGTTGCATCATTACTTGGTAATGTCTTAGTAATTGAAACAGCGTTATTGATACTAACTGCTCCACCGGAAGCAATTTGCATTCTGTTTGTTCCAGCAGTTACGAATTGTATTGTATTAGCAGCAGACTGATACATACCTGTATCAACATCACCTGCAAAACCAAAGCCGGGTTCAGTAGCAGCCGAGTCTGATGCTATGAATTTACCACCGACTATGCTTAAATCTGCTTCTGTGGTCGTAAAGTGGAATGATGCACCACTACCTTGTGAATCGGCATCTGCGTGATTAAACCTTAATTCTCCTTTTTGCGCATAAGATGTATTACTAGCGTCACTAAATTGAATACCTGCATATCCAGCATTAGTAGTATTTTGTATTACAAGAGGATGGTCATTTGCTGCTGTTAAGTTTAATCCTGCGGCAGTAATGGTTCCTGTTGTTGTATCATCACCATCATTCTTAAGGAATGCATCATCTACATTGAATGTAATTTGTGTTTCACTTGTTCTAACTGCTGTTAAATTAGTACCACCCGATAAAGTAACGTCATCGTTAGTATTGCCGCTTGCAGTAGCACCACCTAATCTTAGCGCAGTTGTGCCACCGGGAACACTAAAATCATATTGAGTGTTATCATTAGCCGTCATGTCGTTTACTACTAAATCAATAGTTCCATCACCGTCTTGATATGTAGCGGAGATTCTAGTCTCAGTATTACCTGTAAACATTGCACCTACTATATCTTGTACCTGTTCGGTAGATAATTGTGTATCTGATAATTGGCTGGTTAAAGCAACAGTACCAGAAGTATTTGGTAATGTAATTGTTCTATCAGCCGTTGGGTCTGTAATAGTTAATGTAGTTTCATACGCATCAGCAGTTGCTCCTTCAAACACTATTGCATTTGCTGCATTCATAGTTACAGTATCAACAATGGTTTGTGTTCCTGTAACTTCAAAATTACCGTGGACTTTAACTAAATTATTTTCACCGCTAATAGTTAACATATCAGAATGCGTACCATTCTTCAATACGCTTAAATGTAATTTACCACTTTCTGTACTATCTGTGTTATCTGCTATTGATGTTTTAACTCTACCATATCCTACAACTTCATCATTATCGTTAACTCCTTGAAAAGTTATTTGCCCAATAACGTCATCATCAGCAGGAGAGGCTGAACCTCTGAATATGTTTAAATTAGGGCCACCATGTTGGTCACCATCTGTATCAGAAAGTAAGAGCGTTGGCCCTGTTCCACCATCATGTAATACAGTTAATTTTCCCTTGTTTGGGGTGGGAGAAGATGGGAAACTTTCATTTTCCTCTGAAACTATAACTGCACCTGTTCCATCTGGTCTTAAAATAATATCTCTATTACCGCTAGTAGTTTTAATTTCATGCGTTTGAACATCTAAATCTCCGCCTAGTTGTGGTGAAGTATCATCAACAACATCACCACCTGAAGCAACAAGGTCTATTGTACCATCAGCATCTTGATATGTTGCGGTAATGTTTGTTTCTGTATTGCCACTAAACATAGCACCTACAATATCTTGAACTTGCTCATTCGATAATTGGGTATTAGTGTCTGCTGTCATGTCATCAACAACTAAGTCAATGGTTCCATCTCCATCTTCATAGGTTGCTGCTATTCTTGTTTCTGTGTTAGATGTAAACATTGCTCCTACAATGTCTTGAACTTGTTCTGTAGTTAATTGAGTGTTAGTATCTGTTGATGCTATTGTAAGTGTACCTGCCGCATCATCATAAGTTTTAGTTATATTTGAGCCAGCAACCAGTAATCCATTTACATAATCTTCAACTTGTTCTTGGCTTAATTGAGTGTTTGCAGGAACAGCCCAAGTTAAACCACCTGTGTTTCCTGATTGAGCAGATAAGAAATATCCGTCTGTAGGGCTATTAGAGACTTTTAGGTTTGCTTCATCTACTACATTGTTAGCAATAGTTAAGGCAGTAGAACCAGTAACTTCTCCTGTATGTGAATCATGAGTAAATACATTGCTTGATACACTTAAACCAGTACCAGCAGTATATGTTCCAATAGAATCTTCTAAGTTTGTTATACTCATGTATTTCCAAGCACTGGTGCTTTCATCCCAAAGTAATATTTTATCTGAACCATTATCAGTGCTTTCTGTTAATTCTGGTAATGTTGCTGGGTCTGCTAATTCTAAACCTGTTGATGTTTGAGTAAGTGCTTCACCAGCAGCAACGCTAAATGTAGTCCCAGATAAAGCAATACCATTTCCTGCTGAATAAGTGGTGTTTGTAGAAGAAACAGTAATTGTATCGCTACCTGCGGTAGTAGTAATTGTAGTAGCACCACCACTTGCTAATGTTAATGTATCTGTTTTTTGGTCGGCTATAACATTTGATTGTCCTGAAACAGCAATAGTTGTAAATGCGTTTTGATTGACTTCTGCACCACTCTCAGGTAGAGTACCGAAAACCTTACCAGAACCTGCTAATTGAGATGCAGTAATTTTACCTAACATAGTTGCAATACTAATCTTGTGTTCCTTAGTACCACTAGCCGAATCATCATGCATCAATAATAAATCATTGTTAATATTTATGTTGGTTTCTAAATCATGGCTATCAATCGTTGGAAGTTTAGCATTCCAAGTCGCAGCAGAAGAAATGTAAGTATCTGCAATTGCTGAACCTTGCCATGTTCCTGTACCTATTGTGCCAACGCTTGTTAAGGAAGAAGCAGTTACACTACTCTTTAATGTATTACCAGTTAATGTTCCGGCGGCTGCTGTAACAGTTATATTAGAAGTACCATCAAAAGATACTCCGTTAATGGTTCTAGCATTTGCTAATGCAGTAGCAGTGGCTGCATTTCCAGTTATATCACTAGAAGTAAGTGCTACAGTTCCAGTTACATTTGGTAGTGTTATTGTCCTATCTGCTGATACAGTTCCAGCCTTTAATGTAATTTCATAAGCGTCAGCAGCACTACCTTCAAACACTACACCATTAGAAGTAGATACAGTTTCTACTGATTCAGTTGTTGTTGTTCCTGTAACTACTAAATCACCAGCAACTGTAACTGTATCGTTAGCATCACCTATTGTCATAGACCCGCCTAAGTCAGCGTTTAGTGCAGACTTAACATGTGCCGTACTTGTAGCCTGTGAACCATCTTCTACGTTAATCATGGTTCTTAGGTTAGCCGGAGTAATTTCCTCTATTATACCTGCACCAGATGAATCTCTTCCAAGTATTCTATTTGTTGCTGAAACGTTTTGAATCTTAGCATAAGTAACTTGGTCATCTGCGATATGTGAAGTATCAATAGAACCGTCAACTAACTCAGAAGAATCAACTGAATTAGCACCTAACATTGCAGCAGTTATTGTTCCTGTATCTCCTGTTGTTACAACATTTCCTGTAGTAGAAGGTAAAGTTATAGTTTGACCGCCCTTTGTTATAGTTCCGTCTTTATTTATCCTAAGTGTTTCAGTACCGTTATTGACAGCAGAAAACTCTGAGTTTAATTTACCCATACCTAAGAATTGAATTTTTCTGTTAGTAGCAGTATTAGTAGATGCTTTAGAAATGTGAACTGCTGCTATTGGAATGTCTCCATTTTTAGGCGTAGCACCATCAACAAATGTCTCACCTAATGTACTACTACCTCTAAACTTAATGACATCAGAACCACCTTCACCTGTTTCAGTACCATCTGCAATAACAATTAAACCAAACCAATCGAAGTTTGCATTAACGTTCCATGTAGGTTCATTATTACTACTTAATGCAGACATTGTTAATAGTTTACCATCACGGAAATATTTGATTTCAGAGATGGCATATATAGTATTACTACTACCAGCAGACATTGTGATGTTTCCACCACTAGCAACAAACGAACCTGATGTGGCTATATTTAGAGCATTAATTAAATTTGCATTTAATGTGTCTGTTCCATCTTTTAGTCTATCATTATCATTTGTAGCATCACTACCTGTAATAGAGGTAGCCAGCGAACTGATGAAATTAGGGTTATTAAGAGGCATTATGCCATCTCCAATCGAAAGGTGAAACTAATTGTTTCATTAGAGGCGAGGGGGCCAATGGGTTTAAAGTTCACGCGGGATAACATAGTACCTGCGTTATTAAAGACTCCTATTTCGGTTATGACATTAGAAGCCAGTTCAGAACCAGATAGTGTGATTTCATATATTAGGGTATTACCTACTCTTGTGGGGGATATGAGCCTTTTGTAACTACCATCTGCGATTGTGGTTGAGCCGGAAGCAGTGAGAATACTCCTATTTAATACGGTTTCTGAGGTAGATGTATCATCCTGTCCATCTCCAAAATCTAAATATCTAAACTGGTTAGCCGCTATCGCTAAATCTAATACTGCCTTTTTGCCACTATCTACTATCATACTTCTAACTCCGTTGTTTCCACTGTTTCATCCCCACCTAATGTGTTTGTGTAATTTATATTTGTGGAGTAGCCTATGACTGAACCAGCAGGGGTGGTTATAGTATATGAAAGTGATTGTTCTTTTATGTTTGCAAAGTCTCTTGCTACCTTTGTTGTTAATTCTACAACAGTATTAGATGTCAAAACATTGATGCTTTCTCTCTTTTGGTTGGAATGTATCTCTGTGAGTCTTTCTGCTATAGTTTTATTATAAGTACCTACTGTTACTTCTGTTATTCCTGCCATAGCGTTTCCTATTTCATAAACAATGTATTCATCAGCAGGTATATTATGGGATTTCAAATTTAGAGTTATCAAATCACCCGGCTTCATTAATTCAAATCCTTTCATTTGCATTTTTAAAACTATTTTTCTAGCAGGTTGATTGTGTATTTCTAACAATTGCTCTGCTTTAACTTTTGCTTCTGTAGCATGTTTAATATTTCCATCAACATATGTTAAAACAATGGGGTCTTCTTCGTCAGAAACATCTACAGTGGCTTTTACATTATCACCTATCACTACTACTCTATTAGCAGCATCGAATAGGCTTTCATTGCTTTCTACTTCTATTAGATTGTTTCCTTCACTATAGCCTAGAACAAATTTTCTTTTACTATTGTAATTATTAATATCTTGTAGTATTATCTTTTCATTTACTAATGTAAATTCTAAACCCGATTTATGTGCTAAGAAATTAAGAGCATCAAATACCGTGCTTTCTGTAAAGTTTGTATTTAATATAAATGGTTTCTTAGAATAAGTTACTATTTCATCTTCAGCAGCAGGCACAAAGAACATGTCATAAGTACCATCTCCATCCATACTATTTACAACTACATTTGCATTACTTATTGACGCTATTTGTCCTATAAACTTTCCATCTTGATTATAAATATAATCATTAGGTGATAGTCCGACAGCATTAGCAGATAGTGTAATTGTTGCATTGCTAACACTTGCTACTATATTTCCTGTATAGTTTAAGTTTTTGACTGCTTCATCTAATTCCAGTGAGTTTTCAGTCAATAAATTATCTATAGCGACACTTGCATCTGTTCCCAAAGATACAGTCGTTCCTAAATACAACCTATGTGGGTTTCCCTTTACTGGTGTGTTAGTTTCTATTGTGAATGTTTCTCCAAAGGATACTACGCCGTTACCTGTTAGTTTTCCACTGTATTTTAATCTAACTCTTTTATCCCCGGTGTTTGTTATACTAGCAGTTATGGGAACATGGTTTGTAGTATTACCATCTGTTACATAACAATCATAGGTCTGCCCACTTGTAAATAATGATATAGTGTTATCAATGTCTCTTCTATCTATATAATTAAATGCTTTATTTGAATTACCAGAATCAGCAGTGTCTATATCAAGAGGGATATACATTGAGTATATATTTTCACTGTATGCGTTTGCAATACCTGTATCACCAGTTAATAGATTAGAAGTTTCAACATCATATTGTAGTCCAGTATCAAACATGGTATTCAAATCAATGTAGTCTGGAGTCTCATCAAAGGTTTTTTCTGCTATTCTCATAAGCCTATAACTTGTTCCATGAGTAGTTATATTGATTGCATTATCTAAAGTTAAGATATGCTGTGACCTTGAATCACTACCAGAACCAGCATCAGTTCCAGCACTTACAGCGTGACTTGTAATTCTACCGATATATGTGGGAGCACCTGTTTTATCAGAACCAGATATTAGAACAACTGCACTCCCATTTGGATGAACCCAAGTAATGTTAAAGGTTCCATTACCAGAGTCTTGTGTTCTATCATCTGCATTCCTAGTGCATCCTGTTAAATTATTACCATTAATACCAGTATATGTTATAATTTCCCACTCGTTTGTTTTAGTGCTACTACTATATGTAAAATAACCATGCATTTTAATTGTTCCTGAACTTGGTAGATGAGCAGTAGAAGTTAATGTAATAGTAGTATCAGAAGCAGTAAGAGACCCTTCATTAAGTGTTGTCTCTATACCATTTGGTAATTGTCCGTTCTCCGTCTTATTACTTACAATATAATACCCTTCTAGATTATTTGCAAATGATAACCAATTGTGTGTAGATGCATCATTCATTTGAAAAGTCAATTGGTCTGAAGTAGAGTTACGTTGTACTCCTAATGTTCCTAATGTGTTTGTAGATAATCCTGTTAAGTTGAAACCTGGCTTAACAAACATTTGAGCACTAAACATTTCTCCAGAATCTGCTTGATTTGCTTGGTGATGTGAAGCCCTACTTGGGGATTCTCTACCTTCTTCATCTACTAAAATCCTTTGCTTAGTTCTGGTACCAACAAACGCAGCATTCTTTCCCTTTCTCTTTATCATAATGTTAGGCCCATGTTGGTCGTTTTCTGAGTTCGCTGGATGGTCGTCATATGCATTATATTCAGCATTAGTAGGACAATCTAATGGAGCACTAACAACAGATAAATCATAGTTTTGCCCAGAGAAACTGTTCTTAATATCCTTAAAAACCGCAGTACAGTTGTCATATAAATGACCAGTACCCATTAGGAAATTTTGAACCTTGTTTGCCTGATTGGTTTCATCTGCTCCACTATCAAATGTTTCTAAACACAATGCGCTTAAGACTCTAGAGGTGTGATGATAATTAGGAGGTGTAAAACTGTTCCAATTTGCTCTTAGGTTTTCCCATTGTTCTGTATCGTGGAATGCAGAGATAGTATAATATTTTTTATCTGTATCGTCATGGTTTCTTTTAACACCAGAAACAAGTGGTATGAAAACATTTTGCGGGTCTAGGATATTATTGCTATCACCTTCTAAGATACTATAATCAAAGTATCCTTTGTCAATTGGTTCTCTTGCCAATATTACATTTGTAAACTTGATTGGGTTTTCTGCAAGATTATCAAAACCATCATTTGTTGTGGCATATAGATTAAACGGCATAAGACCCGGTAGTTGATGAAGAGTGGTTGTTGGGCTAGTACCGGATACTTTATATTCTTGTCTTAAAATATACACTTTAGCGTTAGTACCCTCATTTAATAATAACCAGTCACCACTTGTCCAATTACCGCTATCTGAAGAACCATGTAATGTAACTGCTGATGTGCCTTTGTAAACGGCCAAAAGATGTCCCGATGCTGCGCTGTATAACATATCATTAGGTTGAACAGTAATACTTTTATTGTTACCACTTGCGGCTGTTGAGGTTTTAAACTGTATTGTTCCTTCATCATAATCTACATCACAGAAAGTAACGTTACTTGTATCGGGTTCTGTTGGTGTTTTAAATCTTTGATAATCAAAATTTGGAATTTCTGGTATTTTACTGGTGGCTGGCATATTTTCAGCATCAACAGGATTAAAGTGCCAATCATATGTTGCTTCTACTAATCGCATTACACCCCACCTTTTTATCCCATCAGTATTAATAGAACTTGATGAAATCTGCCCTGTTTGATAATTACTTTCTTTCATCAATAACTCACTACTTGAGCCTACATAATTAGCGTGGTTTACTGCATCGCCTTCTTGTGCGGGTGATTCTAATAACATTCCATAGGTAGACATGCTTTTACTAGAAAACCCTAAATGATTATGTCTTAATTTAGACTCTGGATATATATCTCCTAAGGCCATCAACTCATAGTTCTTAACTCTAATATCTTTGTTTTGTAAATTACTAACTGAATCAAAGGTTATAGCCGCAAGACCACCAGCAGTACCCCAAGTATTAATTTGTACGTTTCCATAGTTAACTGTCTCTTCTAATACTAAACCTCTTACTTGACTCTTTGGTGGTACTAAAGCAGTATTATCTGAAAGTTTATACAGATAGTTTCCGATAACAGATTGATAATGTGCATTATAATCTGAATCAACTATATTACTACCCTCTATAGGGTCGGTATTATTTGTTAATGTAGGTGCTAATGATGCTCCATCAGGCCTAATATTATAAGACGGTGCGGCACCAGATACACTAATATTACCTAAATCATTATAGATAGAACCAGCAGAAGTTTGTGTTAAACTTCCGGGTGTAAAGGTTTGTAAATCTTGATATTTAAAAATAGCAGAAGATGTATAATTGTATCCTTCATGTTTACTTCTCAACCTATGTAAGAACCCTGCCTTTGGTATATTATTATTTAAGAAATATAAATAGGAATTACTATCTGTAAATCTAGTATCAGATGAATTTGTTTCAACACTCGCTAGTACAACTGGCATAGTTGGTGCCAAAGTCAAGGTAGTGGCTTCTCCTTCTTTCTCAGTTTTATTTACAATAGAATAATAATTATGAGATGAAGGTATAAGTTTACTGGATTCTGTTGGCGTTGGTGTATCTTCATTACCTAGTTTGAATGCAAACTTAGAATCTTTACTCTTTAAACTTTTTACTCCAGATATATGATAACCCAATGAAGTATCTTCTCTATATTTACCTGTTGCAGAAGTATAAGGTAAAGAGACTGTAGATTGATTTCTGTTGGCATCATACGTTAGTTCTTCTCCATCAATAAAGACAAGACCCTTATCACTTGCGGAGACTAAATCTGTAGCGTTAGAAGTTGCTAATGGGTTAACTGCTAGTGCTTTAGTTAGGCTTTGAGTAAATTTATTAGAAGTGGCATTAGTTAAACTAATTGCTTTAACCGATGTGCCAGATGAACCATTGCCTGCTAAGGCTTTATCCCGTAGTGTTACTGTATTACCAGAAACACTTTCTACTTCTCCCACAAATGTCATATCTACTCTAAAAATTAAATCATACTTTGCTAAATTAGAGGCATCTGTGCTAGTAAAGGTTGTAGCCCCAGTAAGAAAAATACCACTAACAGCAATACTGATTGTTTCTGATACATTAAACATTGGGTTTAATGAAGAGTAAATTATATCATTTGAATAGTTTAGATTTTTATTCACAGTATTGTTTAACAATTTAGCCATCTTATCTCTACCTGTAATTTCATAAGTGACTAACCCCCTTTCATTTTTAGACAAACTATCTTCTACATGACCTGAAAATATTTCTTCATCTACTGCATATCCACCAGAAACATAATGCATAAAGGATGGTTTATTTACTGCTGCTGTACCTGTGGGTATGTAAAACTCTTTATTAGCATCTTGTAACTTTAAATACTTATGTTGTGAATCACCATAATCAATTGGAATATCTAAACCTATAAATTCACCTGATAATAAAACCAACTTATTGTTGTATATAGTGGTTGATTCTTTACTAACTGTATTACCATTCATAGTTAATCTTTTAAAGTTATTCGATGCATATATTACTTCTGTATCTATAGGTGTGTTAGAAACCAACGCACCATTCCAACTAAATAAATAAGCATCTGCTTTATCAAATGATTCCATAGAAGTCATATTAGAATATGTAGCATCAGTCCCACTTCTTACCTTATTCACAGTAAGAGTTTGTGTTCTAGCAGATGTGTCTGGTGCAGCGATTGATGAAATAATATAGTAATTAGTCCCTACTCTAATTGAATCAGTTGTTTTAATCATAGAATCATTTCTACAATCAAATCCTTCTAGTATCTGGTTTAGTATTATCTTATATCCTGATGCTGAATTACTTGTTACAGTGTAAGGTAGTTTATATTCTCCTAACTGCCCACTAAATATAGAGTTTCTGATTCTAAATTTATCCCTCTCTTTCATCTTTAAAAATTGAACTCCTGATTGGTCTAGCGTTTTTACTCTTGCTACTTGTGTAGCCTTATTTCTAGGATAATTTACTGAAGTATCTATAACAGAAGTTAACACGTTATTTTTTAGATGTGCGTCTTTGTAATGAAGGTGTCGAACAGGCCCGTTTAAATCAGCATGAACATGTGTATAGTTTGTATTATTAGACCAACTACTATGAGTTGACATTCTATCATTTGAGTTTCTTTGGGCGTTTCTAACTATCATACTCCATGCAGAAGGGTCAGGAGTAAAGGTGCTATTAGTGTCATAGTCATACTTAGTTCTGTCCTTTTCCTTAATGTTATCTACTAATGTAGCATCTAAATTCTTAGGCCCAACATCTGTAATAATAGTACCAAAATCAGGTTCAGTTAGAAATACACTTTGTACCACATCTCTGCCATAATATAATGTTGGGGCAGTAGCCCCTCCTGTTACTTCTGTTGCAGTAGGAATATCAAACTTAACATCATCTAATGTTGGTGAGTTAGCATGGGCAGTTACTAGGTTTCCTAAGTTTCTTTTAACACCACTTATTTCTGCCCATATTGTATGGCCCTGATATGACGTGTTAGATAATACTGTGGTGTTAATTGTACTTGTACTATGATATATGCCATCTGATGTTTGACTGGCTGTACCCCCAAACGAAGTCCAGTTTTTGTAAAACCTACAACTCGTCAATTGATATTTTGTATTGTAGTTTAACTGGTCTTTTTCATCTAATCTATCTTCATAAAAGTACCATGTCGGTCTACTTACTACATTGCTAACATCATATTTATCAGATATAATCGAGGAGGAAGAAGAG